CTTCTTAGTTAACGTGGTTTTCATTCAAAAAGACCAAGTTAAGATAATGAGTGAAACGTCAGGCTGAGTAAAAAGTAAGGTTATCATTGTAGTATTTTACCAAAAACTAGGTTAGAATAGCCCAATTAGCTGCAAATAATTTCACAAGGTGTAAACAGCGACACATGAATCAAGAAAATGTTCAAGAAAATCAAGAAGATAGCGGAGATTTCAACGCTGTTTTAGTACCTCATATTGAGGAAAACATACCTATACCCAAAAATGCACGAGAAGCACTAGCCAGTATGACGACTGAAGAAGAAGTTATGGTCAGAGCTACAACAATTAAAGAAATGAGTGACATTACAGGGCAAGAAATTGCGCCAGATGCAAAACATAGGCTAGATGCAGAAGAGATTGCGAGAGATATGATTACAAACCCTAGAAAAAAGCAAGAATTTGCGAATTACGCAAACGAAACGGTGGCCTACTTAGGTGGTTTAGTAGGAACTTATAACCACATGATCGTAAATGACCTAGCAGATTTGAAGTTATACGTGGTAAACAAGTTAGTTGAGATCATACATGATAATGAAAGTAGTCAAAAAGAAAAAATAGCAGCACTTCGTTCAGTCGGAGAAGTAGACGGTGTAGATGCATTTAAGAAGAAGACAGAAGTTGTGCATAAAATGGAGACGATGGAAGAAGTTGAGAAAGAATTACTCTCTATGCTTAGTGAATTAAAGGCAAAGGCATTATTAAAGCCTAAATCAGAAACAATAGATGCAGAAATAGTTGAAGATGACAGAGACGAAACCGAAAATAACTAAGAAAGAAATTGAAGAACTACAAACTCTTTTTCCTGAAGCTGACGAAGAGCAAAAAATAAAACTTCAAAGACTTCTTAAAGTATATAAGAGTAAGGTAGTTGAGAAGTCAGGCAAAGAAACTTTTTTAGATTTTATACAACATGTATACCCAGGATATAAAGTAGGTGCACACCATGCAAGGCTTGCGAAAATATTTGAAGATATTGCCTCCGGCAAAAAGAAAAGAGTTATTGTTAACATTGCGCCGAGACACGGGAAGTCTGAACTTATATCATATTTGGCTCCTGCTTGGTTTTTGGGAAAGTATCCTGATAAAAAAATTATTATGGCGTCTCATACTGCTGATCTTGCTGTTAACTTTGGTAGGCGAGTTCGTAACTTGGTGGGTAGTGATGCTTATAAAGATATTTTTCCACAGGTAGAACTACAAGCTGACAGTAAATCGGCATCACGATGGGGGACAAACTTTAATGGTGAGTATTTTGCAATTGGTGTTGGTGGTGCCCTCGCTGGTCGCGGCGCTGATCTTTTTATCATTGATGATCCACACTCCGAGCAAGATGCAAAGCTTGGACGACCTGATGTATTTAAGCCTGCTTGGGAGTGGTTTCAGTCTGGCCCTCTTCAACGTCTTATGCCGGGCGGTGCGATTATTGTAGTGATGACGCGGTGGTCTAAGTTAGACCTGACGGGTGAGATTGTGAACCAGATGATTAAGAATGACGAGGTAGATCAATGGGAAGTAGTAGAGTTCCCAGCCATATTAGAGAACGCAGAAGGTGAAATGGAACCACTATGGCCTGAATTCTGGCCACTAAAAGAACTCTTAGCAAAAAAGGCGGCGCTAGATGTTCGGTACTGGAATTCTCAATACATGCAGAATCCTGTGTCAGAAGAAGGTGCACTGATTAAAAGAGAATGGTGGAAGATATGGGAGGGCGAAACCCCGCCTTCATGTGAGTTCACCATAATGAGTTTAGATGCGGCCCAGGAAGCGAATAATAGAGCGGACTTTAACGCGCTCACTACTTGGGGCGTCTTTTTTAACGAAGAAACCAATAACTATAATATAATACTATTAAATTCAATTAAAGAACGTATGGAGTTTCCTGAACTCAAAGAAAGAGTCCTTGAAGAATACAAGGAATGGGAACCTGATGCGTTCATAGTGGAAAAGAAATCTAATGGCGCTGCACTTTATCAAGAGATGCGTAGAATGGGTTTGCCTATTGGTGAATTCACTCCGGGCAAAGGACAAGATAAAATAAGTCGTGTTAATTCAGTGTCAGATTTGTTTAGAAGTGGTATAGTGTGGGCTCCCGATAGACGATGGGCGCACGAAGTAATTGAAGAGTGTAATGATTTTCCTAGTGGTGCTAATGATGACTTGGTAGATAGCACTACTTTAGCATTGATGCGGTTTAGGCAAGGTGGCTTTATTAGATTACCTAATGATGAACCTGAAGATATACCAGGATTTAGAAGCACACGAAACAAGTTGTACTTAGTATAAGGATAAATTATGGCAATAGATAAAAGTGTAGGTCAAGCCCCTTTAGGCATAGAAGAATTAGCAGCCGCTCAACCTGATTTAAGTATTGAGATTGAGAATCCAGATTCTGTCACGTTAGATGATGGTAGCATGGAGATTACTATTCAACCTGGTAAAGAAGTTGATGATGAATTTAATGCTAACTTAGCAGAAGACATGGATGAAGGTCAGTTGACAGAGTTGTCAGGTGATCTCGTTGGTGAATTCGATGCAGATATTAATTCAAGAAAAGATTGGCTTACCACTTACGTAGATGGTCTAGAATTACTTGGTTTAAAAGTGGAAGATAGAACAGAGCCATGGCCAGGTGCATGCAACGTGTACCACCCACTACTTACAGAAGCACTTGTGAAGTTCCAAGCAGAAACTATGATGGAGACTTTCCCAGCAGCAGGCCCAGTTAAAACAATTATTGTAGGTAAACAAACTCCAGAAAAAGACGCAGCTGCATTAAGAGTTAAAGATGATATGAATTATCAGTTAACTGACTTCATGCCTGAGTATCGTCCTGAACATGAACGTATGTTATGGGGTCTAGGCTTAGCTGGTAATGCGTTTAAAAAAGTTTATTATGATCCTTCACTTCAACGCCAAGTGGCGATGTATGTTCCTGCAGAAGATATCGTAGTTCCCTACGGTGCTTCATCATTAGAAACAGCAGAACGTGTGACACACGTGATGCGTAAGACAAAAAATGAATTGCGTAAATTACAAGTTGCAGGGTTCTATAGAGATGTAGATCTTGGTGAACCGTTCTTAGATGTTGATGAAGCTGAAAAGAAAATTGCTGAGAAAATGGGATTCAACCCAACAGAAGATGATCGCTATAAGATTTTAGAAATGCATGTTAATCTTGATTTAGAAAATGGCGATAGTGAAGATGGTATTGCATTACCTTATGTAGTAACAATTGAAAAAGGTACAGGCACTATTTTATCTATTCGTCGTAATTGGAATCCAGATGATGACTTAAAAGCTAAACGTCAACACTTCGTTCACTACGGTTACATACCAGGCTTTGGTTTCTATTGCTTCGGTTTAATTCATTTGATAGGTGCCTTCGCAAAATCAGGTACGATGATTCTACGTCAACTTGTAGACGCAGGTACTCTATCAAACTTACCAGGTGGATTAAAATCACGTGGTTTAAGAATTAAAGGCGATGATACACCGATTGCACCAGGTGAATGGCGTGACGTAGATGTACCGAGTGGTGCAGTGCGTGACAACATCTTACCACTTCCTTATAAAGAGCCTTCACAAGTTTTAAGTCAGTTGATGAATCAGATCATCGAAGAAGGACGACGTTTTGCTAGTGCTGCAGATATGAAAGTGTCTGACATGAGTGCTAACTCTCCGGTCGGTACAACCCTTGCTATATTAGAAAGAACATTGAAAGTAATGTCAGCTGTACAAGCGCGTATTTACTATGCAATGAAACAAGAATTCAAACTTCTTAAAGGCATCATTCGTGATTACACTCCAAAAGAATATTCATATGATCCTGATATAGGTGATAGAAGAGCTAAACAAGCGGATTATGATAATGTAGATGTGATTCCTGTAAGTGATCCTAATGCTGCTACGATGTCACAAAAAGTTGTACAGTATCAAGCAGTTATGCAGATGGCACAACAATACCCACAAATCTACGATTTACCAGAACTTAATCGTCAAATGTTAGAAGTATTAGGTATTAAGAATATTGGCAAACTTGTACCAAGTGCTGAAGATCAAAAACCAAAAGATCCTGTTTCAGAAAACATGGCAATTATTAATATGAAACCGGTCAAAGCGTTTATCTATCAAGATCATCAAGCTCACTTAGCTGTGCATATGGCGGCAATGCAAGATCCTAAACTTATGCAAATGATGAGTCAAAATCCGATGGCACAAGCTATTCAAGCTGCAGCATTAGCTCATATTAACGAGCATATTGCGTTTGAGTATAGAAAACAATTAGAAGAACAATTAGGTGTACCACTACCTAATCCAAATGAAACATTGCCTGAAGATGTTGAAGTTGAATTATCTAGGTTAACTGCAGCAGCAGCACAAAAACTACTAGCTAAAGATCAATCTGAAATGCAACAGCAACAAGCTCAACAACAAGCACAAGATCCGTTGATCCAAATGCAACAACAAGAGTTACAACTTAAAGCGCAAGACCTACAAATTAAAGCGCAAAAAACTCAAGCAGATATTGCGATTGAACAACAACGTCTTGAACTAGAAAAAGAAAAAATGATGTCTCATGAAAGACTTGAAGGTGCTAAGTTAGGTGCTAAAGCTACGCATGATAAACAAAAAGCAGAATCTGATAACGTAATACAAGGCATCAAATTAGGTATGGATGCTGAGTTTAAGAAAAAAGAAATTTCTTTAAAAGAAAAGGAACAGAATCAAAAACCACAGGAG